CCGTGGAAACCGACCAGCCGGTCGAGGAAATCGTGAAGCGTGGCCGAATCAAGTTGACCGAAGACGAACTCAGAGAGTTTCGGCAACTCGCCGGCCTGGAGAAGATTGAGCGCCAAACATGGGGCGGTCAAACCATCCTTGAGAATCTCACGGTTCAACGCGAGGTCTTTGAGCCGGTGCAGGGCTGGGCCAGGGTCGCGACAGGCCGGGAAACGTGCGCCTGGTGCCTGATGTTGGTGTCTCGCGGCCCGGTGTATGACAACGCTGCGAGCGCGGGTTTGCAGCCGGGTGGCCTTGAGGATGAAGACGTTGTCGACATGTTCGAGGCTGACCAAGAGAATTACTTCGATGATCTGACCCCGCACATGGATGAGTGGCACGTCGGTTGCGACTGCAAGATCGTGCCGGTGTTCGACAAAAAGAACTGGGTCGGTAAGGCCGAGGCGAAGAAAGCTTTGAAGTACTGGAATAAGGCTTCTAAGCGTGCGAAGAAAGAACTTCTCGCCAACCCCGATAAGCAGTACTACTCCCGTAAAGACGGTGAGTGGCAAGACACTGATCTGAACCGTGAGGCGATCAATCAGCTTAGGCAGATGATCGACGCGGGGGAGATCTCCACAGACTGGGCTGCCATCAGTCTTACCAGCAGCCCTCTCGCCGCCTAACCGCGGCGGCCCGCCAGAAAAAGCAAGACCCCAAGATGGGGTCTTTTTTAATGCCCAGGAGGCAACAGAAATGTCCGACGAAACCCAAACCACCACAACTGAAAACGCCGCCCCGGCCCAGGAGGCTCCCGCGGAAACCTTCAGCCGCGAGTACGTCCAAGAACTCCGCAACGAAGCCGCTAAGTACCGCACAGAGAAGAACAACGCGGTCGAGGCAGCCCGTGCGGAGGTCATCAAAGACTACGAAACGAAACTCGCCCAGAAGGACGGTTCGCTGTCCGAAATGGAAACCGAAGTTTCGGCTCGTTCACTCGAACTGCTGAAACTGAAAATGGTTCTCAACGAGGGCATTCCAACCGAGGACGTGTTGGATGTTGTGTCGCTCGTCCAAGGCACCGACGAGGAAACGGTGTCGGAGAGCGTCAAAAGGGTGAAGTCGCTGATCGGGCGGAAGCCGCCGGCTGACCGTCCCGTAGATCCATCGCAGGGCACCGGCAATGTGTTGCCTCTCAACGGCGATCCGCTGTTGGAAATGGTGAAGAGCATGGTCGGCGCCAAGTAAATCAACTAGAAAGAAGGACAGCCAAACATGGCTATTTTCGCAAAACCCACACCGGATACCGTTTCGAAGACTTCGGATTCGATGTTCTCCGGTTACCTCGACCCGGTTTTGTCGCAGGACTACTTCGCCGAGGTCGCGAAGGTTTCCATCGTGCAGCAGCTTGGCCGCCGCATCCCGATGGGTCCGACCGGCGTCCGTATCCCGCACTGGACCGGTGAAGTCACCGCCCGTTGGGTCGCGGAAACCGAGCAAAAGCCGGTGACCAAGGGCGACATGACCAAGCAGGATGTCGTGCCGTTCAAGATCGCCACCATTTTTGCGGCAAGCTCCGAGGTTGTGCGTGCGAACCCGGCGAACTACTTGGGCACCATGCGCTCCAAAGTCGCTGAGGCGATTGCGGTTTCGTTCGACCAGGCTGTGCTGCACAAGCTGGACTCCCCGTTCGGTACTGCTCTGTCGGACACCACGAAGACGCAGGCTCTTGGGCCGAATGCTTACGACGCCCTCAACGGTGGTCTGACGCAGCTTTTGGAGGACGGCCACAAGTGGACCGGCACGCTGCTGGATTCGCGCACTGAGCCGATCCTGAACGGCTCGAAGGATGCTGCGGAGCGCCCGCTGTTCCTTGAGGCGACCTACACCGATGTGAACGGCCCGTTCCGCGTTGGCCGAGTCATCGGCCGCCCGACCTACATCAGCGACAACGTCGCCCTGGACGAAACCGTTGGTTTCATGGGCGACTTTTCCAAGCTGATTTGGGGTCAGATCGGTGGACTTTCCTACGACGTGAGCGATCAAGCGACCCTTGATCTTTCGGTCAACGGCGACGGCTCTGGCATCATCAGTTTATGGCAGAACAACCTCGTAGCAGTACGTATCGAGGCTGAGTTCGCTGCGCTGGTGGACGACGCCGAGGCGTTCGTCAAACTGACCAGCGGTGCAACCCCGCTGTCGGCGCCGACCACCGCTGTCGCCCCGAAGACCGCCGCTAAGTAACGGCTTGGGAGGGCGGTGACCCCCACCAAACTGGCCGGGGTCACCGCCCAACCACCCAACCAAAGGGGAGCAATGGCTTACGCGACAGCCCAAGACGTAGCGACCCGATGGGGACGCGAACTCACCGCCGAAGAAACCACAATGGTCGAAGTTCGGCTCGAAGATGTAGAGCGAATGATTCGCCGCCGCATCAAAGACCTAGACGACCAAATCATGGCCGGCACAATCAACGTCGAAGACGTAGTGCAAGTCGAGAGTGACAGTGTGTTGCGGTTGAGCCGCAACCCCGAAGGGTACATCTCCGAGACTGACGGTGATTACACCTACCGGTTGTCCGACGACCTCGCAGCAGGCACCCTAGGCATCACCGACGACGAGTGGGCGATCCTGGGTGTCAGTGGCGGCGGCGGCATGTTCTACCTCACCCCGAAACCCGTGGTGGGGCACAACATGTACGACCCGTTTATGCGGCGCAACGCAGAAGACCTCCGCAACCACTACAAAGTTATCGACTGGGTTCGGCAGCGGTGGTGACACTGTGAGCTTGTTGGATAAGCACAACGAGAACATCGTCATCTACCCCGAAGAAGTCGTCACCGACGTGGATGGGAACACCCAGACGAGGGCGTCGAAAACGGGTATCCCTGCGGTGGCGCGTATTCAGCCGATTGGCGCGTCTGGTACATCAGCTAGGCGTGCGGAGCAGGACAATGAAGGTTTTGAGACTGAGAAGTTTTACAGCCTTCGGTTGCCTCGCCGGTATGTGTGCCATATGGGTGCCCAGGCGCAGGTTGATTGGCGTGGGAAGCGGTTCGTGGTTCATGGGGATGCGACGATTTATTGTTCGTCGCCGGCGACTGCTCATGTGACGTACATGCTGCGACGGTTCTAAATGGTCGAGCTGTACTACGGGCGCCGCGGGCCGGCTGGGCTGCCGAAGTTCCTAGTGAAGAACATCGACGGCATCAAAGACGAAGTCAAAGACGAAGCCAGGAAAGTCGAAGCCAAAGCCGAAACCAACCTCGCTGCTGTCAGAGCATCGACCACCCACACCAGGATCGACCCGGCGAGGGCAAACGAAACCGAAATCCGGTTAGAGAAAGCTCCCGACCGTACCGCTGACTATCTGGTGTCGATGTACGCCGTGAACCCGATGGCGTTGGAGTACGGGCACTACCCGTCTGGTTACTTCGACCCTGTCAAGTATGGGTCGATCACGAAATCGCCGTCCGGTCTGTACATCCTCAACAGGGCGGCCGGCTTCCCCGCACAGAACGTCGTTTCCGCACCTACCCGCCGTGGACAAAACAAAAAGTCCAAGAAGGCCCGTAAGCAGCAGTGGAAGAAGCGGCGCAACAAAAAGAAGAAGAAGAGGTAACGGATGTCGCAGATGCCCCGCGTGCAAGCCGTCCTCCTGCCACTCCTACGCAACGCTTTACCGTCAACGGTGAAGGTCGGTTCGTGGGTCGAAGACATCGACTACCGGTGGTTCCCGATGATCAACATCAGAAGGATCGGCGGCGCACGCCACGAAATCCGGTACAACGATCTGAGTCTGCCCGTGGTCGAGATGACCGCGTTCGGTATCGAATCGCTCCCTGAGACTGAGGAGCTTTACGAAAAAGCCCTGGAGGCACTGTACGAAGCCGTACACCGGCAAACCCTAACGGATGCAGGCTACTTGCATTCCATCAAGGAAACGATGGGCGCAACCCAATTTTCCTCGCTGTTCCAAGATTCCTACCGGGTGCAGGGTCTGATCCAATTCGGGGTTCGCCC